AATCTGCGCGATGAGCTGGCACAGGCCAAGGCCAGAACGGCTGCGGCCAAAGCAGCCGCAGACAAGGCCAAGGCAGAAGCTGAGAGAACGCGGCGGGAGTTGCAGAGGCAAAAGCCGTTCAAGGATCAGTTTGTTGATTCGCCGGAAGTCGCTGAATATATGGAGTCCGTGGGTGGCACTGGCGCAGTTGCCGACAGGGTGCTTACGGCTTTGTCTGATGATCCACTTAGAAAGCGAAACATTGATAATTTTAGAAAATTTGTCAGGAAAAATAACGTGGCCCAAAACTTCACTTTTGCAGATGAAGACATCACTAAAAACCTCGCAAGTTACGAGGGCGCAAAAATTCAAGCCATCGCCGCATCGCAAAGAGCAAAGGTT